GACCGGAGGGTCAGCCTTTGCGGCTGCTGCCGCGGCTTCCGCCGCTGCCGCTGCTGCTGCGGCTTCGTCCGCCGGCTGCTGGTTCTCGGTCGTCACTGGGTTCGGCCTCGTTCATCATACGAACTATTCGAACCGCAATTCTTCGCTGGACCTCGTTCTCCCTTAACGCACTCTCAGGCGCCCCTTCCCCCAGTGTGCGGGACATCAAGTGCAGGAAATATTGCTCGATTACCTTTCCATCAGCGGTCTGACCGATGTTGAAAAACGCCTTGGAAACCTTGGATTCCGTGGGTTCCCTAGTCCTTCCGGTGACCGCATCCGAAAATTTCAAAACAGGCGATTTCGTCATGCTTGGCCCCGTGAAGTGGTGTTCCGCATGTTCTGCAGAAGCTCCTGTTCGGCCGTGCTGCGGCTGTCGAAAGCCTTCACGACGAGCAATTTGTCGCCCATTTTTTCCTTCCACGCGCCGATGGTTGCGGCCGCATCAATGTTCTGGAGCGCCGTCTCGCCGAACATTCCGACAGCGGACTGAGTGAGCTGCATCGACCGCGCGACTTCATCCGCATCGGACGTTTTCGTGATCGGAGAATCGAAGGCGACCTGAACGACCGTGCCGTCGATTTCGATCTTAGGCGTCTCGCCGCGGCGCTCCAGAATCCAGTTGTACCGCTGGAGAACGGACAGCACCCATTCCTTGTAGATGCGGATGCGGGAAATCTGCAGCCGGCGGTCGGTCTTGGCTTCTTCGCCAATCCACTGCGCGGCCGTCGGCGGCGTCTTTCCCTTCTGCACGGGTTGGTCGACGAACATGGCGCGCTGGACGCGCTGGATGTGCAGTTCGCGTTCGAACAGCGCCGGGTTGAGATCCCGCTCGAACAGCAGCGACTGCATCTTCGAGCCCTTCTCCATCGGGAGGGCCATGCCGGCTTCGATGCCGCCGTCCGGGTTGAATAGGCCATCCTCCTCGTAGGCGAATGGCGGATCGACGGACTTGGCCAGGTTCTTCAGGAACAGGAAGCCCATCTCCTGCAGGACGCGCGCCGATGGCAGCGCCTGAATACCGGGCCCCGGACCCCACGACGAATAGGCGGCGTCCTGCCAGCGGAGGACGTGCACGGGCATGGCACCTTCGCCGTCGAAGTTCTTCCGGCTACAGACCTTTCCATTGATGATGAGGAACGTAACCCATTTGCCGTCGCCCTCGCCGCGATGGCCGCCCTGAATGACCGTGCATTCGGTATCCGCCCGCATCCGGGCGAACTTCACATCGGTTTTCATCTCCTCCCATTCGTCCGGGAACAGCGTTTCGAGATGCTTCTTCTTGGTCAGGAACTCCATGCAGCGCATGTCGAGTTCGCCGTTCGCGCCCACATCATCCAGGAGCCCGGACATGACGACTGGGGTACAGCGGATTTTCTTGCCGCGCGGGGCGTATGGAATGACGATGCCGCCTTTCGAGCCGGCCATGTCGAGATAAACCTGCTGGGCCTGCTCGTAGAAGTCCGACTGCCGGATCAGGTCGTAGATTTTCTCCTGACGCTGCTCGATCAGTGGTTTCGCTTTTGCCAGTAGCGATTTGTCGTAGGTGCCGACGGGCTTCAGTTCCGCCCATGGCTTGTAGTGCGGCGTGAACAGGTCGCTCATCATCGCGGCGAAATCGTAGACCGAATCCTGCAACGTCGTGTCGAAGATGTCCGCCTGTTCCTCGAACGATCGGGGACACGAAGACAGCAGCGTCGAACTGATCGGCTGGCGCCATGGAAGGGCCAGCTCGTAATACTTGTTCAGGGCTTCGGTGAAATGTGTGCGATCGAGGCGCGCATTCGCGATGCGCTCGAGCAAAGCAGCATCCTGCTTCTTTTTCTCGGCCTCAGCAGCCTTTGATTCTGGTGTCTGGTACACGGGCTACACCAGCACCGCATTGGTCCGGCCGCCGAGAGAAAGGCCTGCGGAGGACGGCCTGATGAACGACGGCGCAAGCCCGCCTGCCCCTCCACCGCCGGCGGCGCCGAGAGCCAGACCGCCCAGAACGAATGGGTTGAAGTTGCCGAGCGCCGGAGCGCCGGCCGCCTTCGCGGTCATGCCGAAGCGGCGAAGAATCTTCCGGGTCTGGGAATCTGCGTAGCCTTGGCCTTCTTCGCGGCGCGACGTCTCCGCGCGCTGCTCGGCCTGCTTACGAAGGGCTACCGTCTGGGGATCTTCCTTGATCTCCGGCGCTTTGGTTTTGATTGACATCGCTTTCCTCGAGGACGGGGTATGCTCCTGCCCTGAGAAGATCGCGGTAGAGGGCCACTGGCCTTAACGCACTGGATTTGAGCCCGATCAGGCGGGCAATCGTCTGGGTGCACCAGTTTCCGAGGCGCGCATTGTAGGTTCCGCCGGGCCCTTGGTCTATGCGGAGCGCCCTGACGCCAGCCTCCTTCCACTGCATCATCCGCACACGCATGTCAGACCACGGAACGACAGCGACGAGGTGGGCGTGTTCTACCGGATCGACGAGAATGTACGTGTCGGTGGCCGGCACATAGCCGAATGCCAGGACGTGCCGGGCCCAGCGAGGCGACAGCAGGTCGAACCACGCCTCGCGGTCTTTCGGCACGAAAACGACCGTCCAGACCGAAGGCGTGTATTCGTCCCAGCTCTCGATCATTTGAGCTTCCGCGCTTTTTCGAACTGGAACACTGATGCCCGGGCGCCGACGAGACCGCCGCGGTTGGTGTAGCTGATGGGCGCTTTCTTCTCGCGTCCGAGCGGGTGGAACAGGCCTTCCGCCTCGCCGCCGCCCCAGAAGGCGTACTCGGCCGCTTCCATCACGTCCGCTAGTGGGTTCTTTTTGTTGACTTTTTCCTCAACGCGCACGCCGTCCGGGGATTTCACCTGCATCATCGTACAGCCGCCATCGAGGGCAGCGATCAGCGGCGCGCAATAGCGCTTGTCGACCAGAAGTCGCGTGGCGCCTGTGTCCGTCCGGGACGTCAGCAGCTTCACCGTGATCTCCCGGCGTGTTGATGGATTGTCCCGCGGCGCCGGCGAGCGAAACTTGAGCCCCTTCCCTTCCATGATTTCGAAGTGGGTATTCTCCGCCCGCGACTCGTCAGCGCCGAACCGCGTGTCGCCGTAGGGATCGCCCCAGCCCACGAAGCCCGTCGATCGCCAGAACGGGAAGCGACTGTTCAACACCGATAGCACCTCGTCCGCCAGCTGCACGGCGCTCGAGCCGCCGGCCTGGACCGAGTGCAGCGCGAACCAGCGATCCTTCCACTGCTGGAACAGGTGAACGCAGCCGTGCAGGCCAGGGTCATACCCGGCGATGATCGGCAAAGTCTCGATCGGGCGGATCTCGTCAGCGACATGCTCACGCAGGAATTGCGTATAGCGGGGATAACCCTTCTGCATCGGAACCACCTTGTTCATCAGGTCTCGGCGAACGTCATTGTACGAACGGCCGGACAGTTCCTGCTTGATCGACTCCTCGCCGATGTGGGGCAGGTTCTCCGCTTCGGGATTGACTTCGAATCCGAGGAACCCGCCATCCTCGCCGCGCTTCTCGATCACCGCCGGCGGCTGTTCGAAGAATTCCCAGTCGTCGGGTTTCTGCAATTCGAACTTCTGCTCTGGCGTCAGGTCGCGCGGCAGCATGGTCTTGCCGCGCATGTAGTAGCCCCAGAAGTCGTCCGTGGCCGGCGCGTTCATGTCCATCACCAGCCATTTCCGGCGATTGTACGCGGGGCAGTCCTTCTTCGCGGGCCAGCGGCCGGTACGCGAATAGATTTCCTTCACCAGCGCGAGGGGCATGAACTGGCCCTCGTTCACCCAGGCGCCCGTCCACTCTGTCGAGCGAAGGTCTTTCACCGCCTTGATGATGTTCCCCGGATCGAACGCCCGGAAGACGACCGTGATCTCCACGTCCCAGAATTTCAGGAAATGCGTCATGGGCTCGCGCCCGTTGATGTTTCCCCACTGCGATTCCGGGAACCACTGCTTCCACGTCTCGATGGTGGAACTCTCGAGGTTCGGATACGAGTCGCGAACCACAAGGAACTTCGACCGGCGAATCCCGTCCTTGCACTTCGGCATGGTGCAACCCAGCGCCCATACCTCAGACAGCGACCACACCGACTTGCCGGAGTTCACCGGCCCTTCGACACACCGAAACGAGGCCGGTGACAGCGCAGCCTGGTCGAGGACCGGCGCATAGCGGAAATCAATCACGTCACCCATGCCGGCACTATCGGCGGGGCGAGCGCTCCGATTTACGCACTGGCATCCCGGAAGATCGGATTTGGAGAGCGCAGGCGCACCATCACCTCAGCCTCGAACTTCGAATAAAAATCATCGAGGTCGGAATTGAGCCGGGCCTGCCGGACAGCCCGAAGGAAGGCCTGGTCACGCCGAAGCCGACCCAGCACCTCCCGCGCCACCTCCGCCTCCCGGCGTCGGCGAAGAATCGAACGGGCGCTCATCGCTTCGCTCCCTCACGCCTCATACGGAACGAACAGCCCGTTCCCGCTCACCCACCGCCGAGTCGTCGGGTCATTCACCGAAACCATCCGAAGCATGTCCAGAGCCTTCGCACGAACCTCCAGCGCCAGATGGACATGAACCTCAACATAAGCAGGCGGGCTTTCTCCCCACGAAGATACCGTCGCCGGCCGAACGCCCAGCCTGTGAGCCAGATGCTGCTTCGACCAGCCCAGATCACGAAGCCACGTCTCCCAAGCGTACATCGAGCGCATCTCCCGCACGCCGCTATTGCCCATAGGCCGCCTCCAGCGTCGACAAGGCCAGGTCAATCTCAGCAATGTACGCGCCGACCTCCTCAACCTCGGCGTCCGCCTGGTCCGCCCTCTCCCGATAAACGCTCGCCGATTTCATCGAAGTGTTCCGCCTTTCCACAGCGTAGGAACGCGACGATCGAAGCTCCTTGATGATCTTCTCCACACCCATTTGCACCCTCGTTCTTTCGGTTTCCGAGTGTCAGCCCGGGAATAAGCGACACTATCCTTGCGGTTTTCGAAAGTCGGGACGCACCGATTTGGAGAAGGGCTTAGAAAAAAGTTGGGGGGGATACCCATCGGGACCGGGAGGGGCGCCGTTTTTGCCCCCCACCCCTGCCATCGCGAGGCATGGCCCCCGCCCCGCGTTCATTCTGAACCGCGCACCGGGTCCGCTGCCTGGCCTGAACCTGCAGTATCTGCAGCACATCGAGCGCACAGAACCGGGCGATTGCTTGTCGTGCTGCTTGGATGTGCACCCTTCACTACTCGCACGAGCGTCAGCCCTTCGCCCTCGTTACCGCCTTGTTCCATTAGGATTTTCTTGGTTCGTTCGACGTTCTGGAACGGGAAACGCCAGTCCCGGCGCTCCAGGCTCTCGCGGCTCATACGATCCACGGCGGCCAATGCCATATCTCGCGCGCGTAGGAGTGCGGCGGTCATTTCAGGGAAGATGCCCTTGAATTCATTCCACTTATCGCGGGGCACATTGATTGCGGCGATCATCTCGTTTTCGGTCANNCCGAGTTCGCCTAGTGCGAGGATTTGTTTCGGTATTTCCTCTGAATAGGTTGTGACTTCGGCTGGTTGTCCATCGAGTGCCAGGCTTGGCGCGTGGATTGCGATTTTCTGTTTCAGATCAAGGTTTTCGAGTTTCAGGTCGGCGATCTCTTTGAGGAGGTCGTCATTCACCTCTTTGCGGTTCGCCTTGCCTGCCATGTCCCGCTGCGCGGCGCGTGCCGCGTCCTCTGTCTGCTTTGCTTGATGTTGCTGCAGGTTTGAGGCGTTCGGGGCGTCCTGGGCACTCACTGGGCCATGCTGATCAGCCACCGCAGAGCAACTATGACCAATCCTGCTGTGAACACTGCAGACAGGGCCTCTCCGGCTATCTTGGTCATGATCCTGAACATGCCGAATCTCCTGTCGTTCGGGGCGGTCTGACATTGACTTTATCGATTATTTCGATTACTATTGATGCATGGTCGATAACACGGCCAGCTCTTTGACATTGCAGGGATAGTCGAAACGGCGCGGGATCTCCAGTCCTGACAAGGGATAACACCCCGCGCCGTATGTCCGGATTGAGCGTCCGGGCACTGATGAGACAGCTCACTTGGAGAACACCATGAACAAAGCGATTCAGTTCCTCGCAAACGCCGCCGTTGCTGTAGCATTTGCAGCGCTCGGGGCCGTCGCCTGGCACCTCGCCAACGTCTACATGGAAATCCCGGCGCCTATCACGCCGCTTCTGTGGATCTGTGGCGCGTTTTTCTGGTTTTTTGCCGTTGCCTACGTTGGCGCGGCGCTCTTTGTGCCCTTCCGCAAGGCTGAAGAAGCCTAGCACCGGGCCCCAATCCCACTGAGACACTACTGAGAAGCCCCGCCGGTTAGCCCCGTGCGGGGCTTTTTGCGTTTTATGAGGGCCTGGTGTTCGGGCCTGACAATGGAGACTGAGACATGGAAATCATAGCTGTTGCTGCTGTAGTTGCTGCAGTCCTGGCTTATGCGTCCCTTCGCGGAATCGTCAAAGAAGAGCTGTATTGGCGGCGCCTGGCCCGAGAGGGCCGCGCCCGGCGGAAACGTTTCGGGATATTTTGACACCCCATTAAGGCCCGGCGCGAAAGCGTTCGGGCCTTTTTGCGTTTTATAGGGCCTGACGTTCGGGCCCTGCAATGGAGCTGAGACAATGCTGACAAAATACGTTTATGCTCAAGGCTATAAGTCCCGGTATGACGCTGAATTGGCGCTGCAGGATATGATTGCCGAGGGGGAAATCAGCGAGTGCGAGAACCCGGAAATCAAGGGCTATTACGTCAATCCGGCAATTAGCTTGCTGCGCTGGAAGATCATTCTGGAACACTGACACCCCACTAGGGCCCCGCCGCAAGGTTAGGGGCCCTTTTGCGTTTTATAGGGCCCCCAATGCCCTGTAACCAATGGAGAATGAGACAATGACTTATGAAGTCGCACGCCAGATGAAATCCGTGATGGAAGTCCGTGAACGTGAGGCCGCGAAAGCCCTAAGCGCCGTGCCTGGCATCAGCTCCGGCCCCATGGGCCTGACGCCTGACGAGGTGAAAGCCTCGCCGGAGTATCGGAACGCGAAAGCGGACTATGAGGCGTGCCGGGAGGCCCTTCGCCGCTTCAATGCTTGGTTTATGCGAGAGTATGGCAAGGAATACCGGGCCGAATGGAAAGCCCGCCGCGCCGCCTGACACCCCAGAGCCCCGCCATTCTCCGGAATGTGCGGGGTTTTCTGTTTGTAGGGGCCTGATCCGCCGGCGCTGGCCCTGTCACGAGACAGCCGGCACCAATGGAGAAACCCAAAATGACCATGAGAGAACGCGCAACTAAGTTTGCGCCTGTCGCAATCGTGCTGCTGGCCAACGTCATCGCGGCGATTGGCCTGCGGCACGCGGGAATGGAGGCGGGGCGCATAGCCGTCCTGATTGCCTTCCTGGTCACGTTCACTTGGCTTCTGTCCGAGTCGCTGGAACTGGTTTTCAGACGGCGCGCGACAAACCGGGCGAAGGCATGGGCNACAGGGATCTTCGCGGCCTTCCTGGCTGGCGTGGAAATCTGGGTCCACCATCACGGCGCGATCTGGCTGTTCGGGAAGGATACTCCCGAACTGTTCCAGTATGCGATCGCCGCTGGCTTTGTGTTCGCAACGATCACGGCGAAGTGGCTGTATATGTCAGCCGATCCCGTGCCGGAAGTGAAGGCCGAGGCGCCCGCGCCCCGTGCCGAGTTCACGCTTGAAGGGATCGACTTCAGCACGGCGCCCCGCGTGCCGAGCGCTGACGTCATCCACCTGGACCGCCGCGACTTCGCCTCAACTCGTGAGGCCGTCGGGGCCATCCTGGAAGCCTACAGAGGCACAGCCTAGCGGTGTGCCCCGTCGCCATGTGCGGCGGGGTCATCCGGTGCGCTGTTGCACCTCAATTGAGACTGAGACACCCATGAAAACCACCCCGAAAACCGGCCTGATCGCTGAAACCGCAGATTCCGTGGAACTGCTCGAAATGATCCGGCGCGAACATGCAACGGTGAATGACAATCTCCGCCTGATCCTCGCCACCTATCGCGAGATCAACGCGGCGACCGAGCCCGGCGCACGTCCGGCCAAGGCGTCGTAACGGATGGATCTCCGCAAGCTGGGCCTGCTGCTTATTGGCGGGTCTGCACACGGGTTGAGCTGGTGGGCACTGAAGCCCGCCAGCCTGGCCGGAGACGTCTGGGCAATGGTGGCATATGCCGCCCTGCTCCTGTCCGGCCTTTTCATCCTTGGCGCCTTTCTCGCGCCGTCACCGATCACTGACACAGCGATCACGACGACAGAGCCCGCCAAGGCTTTCGACTGACATGAGGCCCGCCCGGTGTTCGCACTGTGGCGGGCCTTTTGCGTTTAGTAGGGGGCGCTTTTGCCCTCGCAATGGAGACTGAGACAATGAGATTCTTCAAAACGCCTACCGGCAAGGATGTTGAAGGTGTGCTGCAGGTGATGAGCGGTGTTTCTCGTGCCCTTGGGCCGGATGCCGCCGGCAATCCAGACTGGGCGGGTGACACTCGCGTTTTCTGGGATGAGTCGGAAGACGTCATGAAGCCGGACGCCAGCGGAAAGCTGCAGCGCGTCTGGATCTGCGAGGATGGCTGCGAATGGCTTGAAAGCGAATTGACCGTTGAGGTCGAAGACGAGTCCGACGGGGATGAGCAGATGGAGGCATGGGCGCTTGCTGAACAGGCGCTGGAAGATGCCGACCGTTTGCGGGAAGACCGTGACGAACGGAAACGCCTCGACGCTGAACAGCCTACACACGATTGACCGACTATCCCCACCCCTTCGCCCCTGCCCCTGACCGGGCAGGGGTTTTTCTTTGCCTGACGTCCAGATCGTATGGTATGGGCGGCTTATGGCTGATTTCCAATGGTCCGATCTGGCGCTCCTCTGGCCCCTCCTGCCCTTCATCGGCGCTGCCCTGTTCGCATGGGGATCGAGCCGGGGCTATCGCAAGGCGACGGGCGATTCTGCGGCGATCATCAAGCGGCAACGTCAGGACATTGAGCGATACCATAGCGAGATCAACGACCTGATCGACCGCCTGCCAGCCGGGACATATTGGCCGCGGCCTGGCGTCTACGTGAACCCCTCCGAAACCCAGCACTGAGAATTTCGCTCAGGAAGGCTGTGAAATGGTCTGAGCGCTCCGCTGGTGTGTCTCAGGGGCATAAAAGCCGCCCAGCACCCCTTAAAATCAATCCTCGGGCATTTTATCGGTGTACCGATACCCCGTTTCGCAGCCTCAGACCCCTTTGAGCGCCTTTTCGAGGTTCCAACGATCCGGAAGCGCGACGTTCGCCATCCCGCAATTCCACCCGATGCGCCAGGCTCGCCGCTCGCGTGGTCGGTCTGATCCGTGCGGGTTCGAGTCGATGGCCCGTTTCGTGGTGAAGGCATATAGCC